TTAACATAATATACATAATGCGCACTGATATAGTGATTCTTTAGGACTTGCAATCACTAAGGCTAATCCAGCACAAGTCATTGAAATGCTTGATAATCCAAGTCCGTTAAACTTTTTTCCTATGTTCTGCCATAGTGTCTGCGCTTCGTGCGTTTTTGCTTTATCCATCGCTAAGCCAATCAGAGCCTTTTCTTTATCTTCGCCTACAGCGTCCGCAAGCATAAGTATCTGATTTTCTTTTAAATACGTTCTTCCTTTACGCACATCAGTAAGCATTTGAGGACTTATGCCTAAGTCTGGCGCGATTTGTTTGTATTGCACGTAGTTCATCTGCTCTTTATAAGCGTCAATGAGCTTGTTTGTGTACATTTTCCAATCCTGCCTTTCAATTTCTTTTCTTGATTCTAGCTTATATGTACGGAATTTATCGTATTTACACTATGAAAAATCTCGTATTAACTATACGAAATATTTCGTACTGGAGTCGCCTAAATGGAACGTAATAAACCACTTGAGCTTTTATGTATGTTAGCTGGGCTCCTAGCTATTGCGTTTGTCTTCTATGGACGCGCGAATTTTGACGTTCCTGCTAGCTCTTACGCTCAAGTTCAACGTTGGATTGAAGAAAATCCATCCGCTACTCCAATGCTTAACGAGTTCATGAGTGACGGCAAGCTGACACAAAACGAATTTGATGATCTTCGCGTTTACATCAAAGACGCACCAAAGCGCGCTCTTCTTTCAAAAATCGCTGAGGCTCAGTAATCATGAACGAAGCTCAAATCATCTATTACGACTTGCTACCTGACTACACGGTGTCTGTGTTGGTCAAAGGTTGCGACGAATGGGATTTGCTTAAATCCATGTCTCATCTTGAGTCTTGGGCTTCCTCTCAGTTCGCTTCTTATGAGTTGGTGTCCATCACCAACACGACCGTTGAACAACGTATCAATTTGGGGGTGTTCGATGACTACCGCAACTAACATCCTTAAAAGTTTCGATGAGCAAAGCGTTCATATCGACTACCTGTGTTTTACGTTTGCCGTGAAAGACTTACGTCATTGTCACGATGCCGTTCGTCGATTGCACAAGCATGAGGAATACAAAGGCTTTGCCAAATCTGGACTGTTACAGCGTCACTGTCGTGCACCTAAGTTCCCTGCTCCACCTGTGTTTAATCCGACGGTCGCTCAGACTTCCGACGAGATTGATGCGTACAACAAAGCATTTGATATCTGTTATCGCAATTACTTGGAAGATTGCTTGCGTATCTTCACCAATCAAGTGCTTGGTTTGTCGCTGTCTGCGCCTCGTGGTTTGGGTTTCCAGTTTTACACCGAATCCATGAAACTGACTTCGCCAGATGGTGAAGACTTCTGCGGCTTCGTTGGTATCGGCGGTAACAATGACACGGTGCATTTCCAAATCAACGGAACGGGATGCAAGCATGTATTTGCCCGTCGTCCTACGTGGTCGCTACATGACTGGCTGACCAATGTGCTTGGTGTGCAAACTTTGGCGCGTGTTGACTTGGCCTATGACGATTACGACGGGATTTTTGATTGCGAATACGCTTACAAGGCGTGGCGTGACGACTGTTTCCGCACCGCAGAACGTGGTCGTGGCCCTGTGCTTCATGAAGATATGACCATTGCCAGTATCGGCAAAGACGGCAAACCGATTTACACCAAAGAGCAATACTCGATTGGTTCGCGTACCTCGCGCATTTACTGGCGTATCTACAACAAGGCTCTTGAGCAGAAACTCGCGAACACTGGCCTTGTCTGGTATCGCTCTGAGGTCGAGCTGAAAAAATGGAATGTTGATGTGTTGCTGAATCCTGCTGGCGCGTATGCCGCGCTCAATGATTTCGCAGCCTCGATTTCTACTGCAAAGAAATTCAATACCAAACCTGTCCCGACTAAACGCGCGGCGTTAGACCTGTTGGCCTCTGCGCACTGGATGCGCCGACAGTACGGGAAAATCCTTAATTCACTTATCGAGTTCCATGAGGGCGACATTGAAACCGTCGTCGGTTCCCTTGTCCGTGATGGAACGAAATTCACCTTCCCCGATACCTACGGCAAGTTGGTGACTCACATATTGGAGACTTAACAAATGGCTAAATCCGTTTTTGTACTTGGCATGGATATCACTTGGAACTCAGCACGTGGTGACAGTGCTCAACTGAACGTGTCACGACCTCTACGTGAAATCAACTCGGAGAAATTCAAACGCCGCACTATCGGTGAATCCGGTGATGTGAATCCCCAATGGGATCAACCTTTGATGATTGATCATCAATACGCCCTATTACTTGAACGTACTGGTGCTCTCGTTCCTCGCCGTGAATACCAATTGCGCTTGGAGATTAACCCAGAAGACCCATTGGCGGGTGCCATCGTTACGGAACTCATCCCTGTGGATGACGACATCAAGAAACATTTTGAAGCCTCGCTAAAGGCTAAATAAGGAATTTCGTTATGCCTGTGTGTGCTCTACCTAACGCGGACGGTTTTCTCGCTGTCGTTCCTGACATTGAAGCGGCTTCATGCAGTGGTTATGTCATGGTGACGGCTCAAGAATATGACACGTTAATGAGCTACACACAGCTGACTCCAGGAGAGATATCTCAAGCGTTCGGCTTGGGTTTTACCTTGGTGTTCGTTGGCGGCTATCTCTCAACTTACGCCATCAAGATGGCAATACGTTTAATAAAACTACTTTGAGGAATCTGTTATGAAACGTCTAAACGCGCTTAAAAAGTTCGGTAAACAAGCGGCGGCAACCGTCACTGTTGCGGTGCTTTCTGTCCCTGCTATGGCGGCGGAAGGTGGTGCAGCTGACCCGTTCTCCGCTATCGACTTATCTGGTGTGGCAACCAAAATCGGCGCGGCAGGTCTGGTGATTGTCGGCATTACTATGGCTTACAAATCCATCACTCTTGCTAAGCGTGCTGTGAACAAGGCTTAAGTTTATGTTGGCCGTTCTCCACGATGTCCAACTCATCGTCTTTGTGCTTTTGGGTGGCATTGCCGGATACGTGGCCAGCCAAAACTTTAGAGGATAAGGGGGCTTCGGTCCCCTTTTTTAATGGTGAAAACGTGAATAAATCACTCTTTTTACTTCTGTTTTCGTGCTTGTTCTTATCACTTAATGCAAGCGCGGCTCAACCAACATATAAGGTTTCAGACGTTTCAGCTTATCCCGATTGTAAGTTGCTATTGGGTATGAGAGTTAACCCTGCCTCTTATGTCTCTTGTTATGAAAACAAGTTTGTTAACTACAAGGATTTTTCTACTAAGTCCTGTTATTTGAGGCATGGCAAATACGTTGTAGATATCATGTGTCACACAACCAGTGCTTCTTGGCCTCTTTATCGTGCAGCCGGATTCTTTCAAAATTCAGCTCAATGTCCTCCCGACCATGAAAAAGTAGAAGACGGGTACGTCGTCTCATGTGAACCCATCGTTCCTGCATGTGAGTATGGTGAAAACCCTGATGGCACCTGTATGGACGCTTGCCAGTTCAAAAAATCCATTGATGAAACCAAGCTGCTTCAATGGGTTGCGTACGTCTACGGTGAACAAGTCACTGGGGCATGCTATGGCGACTTTGGGGCAACCCGTTGCGAACTAGGCCGCGTTCCCAGTGATACTACGCTTTGTACGGATGTCGAGTCTGGTCAATGGACTCAAAACACATTATGTCACGGTAACTTCCAGTTCACGGGCAATCAATGTGAAGGTGGCACACTCTTCTGGGGTAAAGATGGCCCTGATACTCCTATCATTCCTGATGACCCAATTCATGACCCTGATGACCCAACAGGCGACATCGAAGACCCTAGCGTATTACCTGATGGCTCAACCAATACGGTGAATCCACCGGATACTGAGAAAAAGCCGGATGTTGAAGACCCTGATACTGATGATTCAACAGACATGGCAGTATTGAATGCGATTAAAGGCTTGAACTCGGATGTCAACAAGGCGCTAAATGATATGAACATCGACATCAATCAAGCCAGTGCTGATGTTCAAAACCAAATCATTGCTTTGAATGCGTCGATGGTCACCAATACGCAAGCCATTCAAAAGCAGCAAATCAACGACAACAAGATTTACGAAAACACTAAAGCCCTTATCCAACAAGCGAATGCTGACATCACCACGGCCGTGAACAAGAACACCAATGCCATTAATGGTGTGGGTGATGATGTAGAGAAAATTGCAGGGGCAATGGATGGGATTGCCGAGGACATTTCCGGTATTTCTGACACCTTAGACGGCATTGCCAACACAGATACGTCTGGCGCAGGTACGGGCGGGACGTGCATCGAATCTCAAACCTGTACAGGTTTTTATGAGTCGGCCTATCCCGATGGCTTAGGTGGTTTGGTGTCCGGTCAGTTAGACAATCTCAAACACAACACCATCGACAACTTTGTCAGCTCGTTTGGTGACCTCGACTTATCCAGTGCCAAGCGCCCTTCTTTCGTGCTCCCTGTGCCGTTCTTCGGTGACTTCAGTTTTGAAGAGCAAATCAGCTTTGATTGGGTGTTCGGTTTTATTCGTGCGGTGCTCATCATGACGTCAGTGTTTGCGGCGCGTCGTATTATTTTTGGAGGTTAATATGGATTGGTTAGTCGATTTATTTAACAAGCTGTTGGTGTTCCTCTATCAGCTTTTAATCTCGCTGGTCAACATGCTCAAAGACCTGTTCTTTTGGGCGGTTGAGCAAATCATGGCAATGGTGAATCTGTTGCTCTCTGGTGTGTTCTCCCTATTCGCTCCGGTCGATATGAGCCAGTACATGACCAGTATTCCGCCGACGGTGGCTTGGGTTATGGCGGCGGTCGGTGTGCCTCAATGTCTGTCCATCATTCTGGCCGCCATTACGGTGCGTTTGATGCTGCAATTGATTCCGTTTACGAGGTTAGGCTCATGATATACGCCATAGCAGGGAGACCAGGTGGCGGTAAAACCTATGAGGCTGTCGCCTATCACATCATTCCGGCCATTAAAGATGGCCGCAAAGTCATCACCAATATCACCTTAAACATTGATTGGTTCGTTAAGGTGTTTGGTGAAGATGTTCGAGAACGCATCAAAATCGTGGATGGACGTTTAACGGATTTCGGTTCGACTACGCGCCCTTTCAGCCAGATTGAAGACTACTCCGACGAATGGCGTAATGAAAAAGGACAAGGGCCACTTTATGTGGTCGATGAGGCGCACATGAGCTTGCCAAGTCGAGGCTTGGCCGCGCCAATTCTAGAATGGTACTCAATACACCGTCACTACGGTGTTGATATCATCTTGCTTACGCAGAACATCCGCAAAGTGCATCGAGACATTAAGGACATGATTGAAGTGACCTACCGATGCACAAAGAACACGGCCATGGGCTCAACCAGTTCTTACACCAAGAAAGTCCAAGATGGTTGTGCCGGTGAAGTGGTGAACACCTCGACCCGATTTTATAAGTCGGAATACTTCCCGTTCTATAAGAGTCATTCGCAATCCAACAAGCAAGTTCAGGAAGCCGAAGCAAAAGACATTCGCCCGTTCTGGAAGCGTTGGCCTGTCGTCGGAACGGTGGTGCTGTTATCGCTTGGATTGGTTTTCAATATCTGGGCTTGGTGGCCAGAGTCAGAGCAACCGCCCGACCCCGTTAAACCACCACAACCAATACAAGCGCAGCTGCCTGACGGAACGCCAACGGTAGATACGGCAGAAACCAAAGCGAGGAAGAAAAAGAAAGCATCAGGGTTCGGGCCTTTGGAAGATTACGACTTCTACATCACCGGATACGCAAAGCAAATCGCCTACGCCAAACGGCTGAAGTATGCTGCCGAACTCGACCGTGACCTGACGTTCTACAAGATATACATTGATGTGTACGATGGCCGCGACAAGCTATTCAGTTTCGATCATCTGGACTTGGTAAAGATTGGGTATCAGTTCGAAGTGTTGAGCGACTGCGTGTATCGAGTGACTTGGGAAGAAACAGAAAGGATCTTCACGTGCGGCCAAAGAGAAAAGCCGTCAGACATATTGCAGCAAAACATGCCTGTCCATATCTAGACCGCTCGCCACAGCGTCGAAGCTAGCGCAGTCTGCGTAGACCGAGGAAGCGGAACATGTAGGACACCAAACCTTGGCACTTCCACACCGAACTTAATCATGGGGCTCTATACGAGCCCTTTTTTATTACGTGCGCGGTATTGCGAGCATTTTGGGAGGGGCCCGCTTTGCGGGAGGGACCTAAAAGCGGAGCAAACCCCCGAATCTGTATTACGGGGGTAAATTCCCACTCCTTACTAACCTTGTGCTCTGGTACAAAAAAGCCGAACTATAAAAGCTCGGCTGAATCTACTAAATACAAGCATGCATAAAAGTTTCGTTTTACTCGTCTTCTTCTAACGCCACAATTACCTGAGATATATATTTCGGTAAATTGCTTAGATGCTCATCTAGCCTTGTTCCCGTACGTTGTGACGTTGCAGAAATATCAGCTTTAATCAATTCTAAAACAACTGATGCTGCTGCATGCTTTTTCTCAGTGTCTGTCAGTGTGGAATATTCAGTTCTCCACTTCTCATTTGCGCTATCCCAATGTGGGATTGTTTTTAGAATATCTCCCATGTACTCATTAGACATTGTGCCTCCTAACAGGTGTTTGATGTGTGTCAATAATATGAAACCGTAAACATACAAAATCAAGAAAATAATTAATTTAGCACGTTCGTGCTATGCAAATTATGTATTGCAGGCCATTTCTAAACGCTCCTCTGACCTTCGGAGAGAACTGGAGCTGGTCGATACCTATTGTTAGGCCTTCATAGCAATGCCACTTATAGAACTGAACATAGTTGAGTTCTTTAAACTCTATGGTGTACTATATTCGTGTTTTTATGCAAGGGGTAGCTCCCTTATCTCAATAGCAGTGTTTGAAATGTATACAGACAATAAATTTGTTTTTTACGAAAAACAGTATTATCACGAAATAGAGTCCAAGCAGAAAATTGACCTTCGCTTGCAAACGATTATCGTTTTCACGTTTGCTTGGCTTAATTTAGCTACGTATACATTACAAGTTATAGATTATGAAAATAATAAATTAATCTCTCTGGTATTTTATAACTTGATGGCAATGTATTTTATTTTCGTATTAAAGAGCATGAGATACTCTATTTTCTCATTCTATGGTAGTACTTATCAATATTTACAATCTCCATTAGTGTTTGATGATTATTATAAAGAAACTAATGACTATTACACTAAGTACAAAAATGACCCCGATTTTGCGGATGAAGAACTTAAACTCTTTATCAAAGAGAACTTGATAAATTCTACACATCATAATTGCAAGCTTAACGATGAAAGATCTCAAAAGGCTTTTGAGTCAGTAAAGTGGTTAGTAATATCTTTCTTACCCTTCTCGTTAGCATTCGCAATTTTTATAGCTTTTAAGCTAGATTTAAAACACCCTACAAAACCTATTTTAATCGAAGAAACCAATCTATCAGGAGCACATATAAATGTCAGAGAAGGACGCACCTCAGAAACAGACAAAACCATCATCGCCACCATCGCGACCGATAGGAATTCGCTCTGTACGCAACCATGTAACGATTCCGGTGGAGAACCCATCACCAACTTCTCATCGCCAAGGTCAAAGGACGTTCTCTAATGAGGAGTAAAGTTTGTGACAGATGACAACAAGAATGATAAAAAACCAAGTCCTCCACCTCCTCCACCTCGTCCACCTGGTGTTCGATATGTGAAAGATGGTTACAATCACGGTAAAGACAAAACCGAGAAGAAGAATAGAGGCTGAGTCTATTTATGTACTTAGATATACTAGAATGCGAAGAATATTTTTTCCCTAAACTAATAGAGCAATACTCTATGCTGGGAAACTACTTACAATCTTCAGACTATGTTAGTTTTGAAAATAACATTATAACTATTAAGTTATTGTCTTATGAATTCAAATCAAAATATGGAGTTGTCTTTATAGATGGAAACATCAGATTGCGAGTTAAATTTGAAACTGTATCTTTAGATGGTGACGATTTATACTTTGACTTGTACTTAGATCCTCAAGGTCGAATTTATTCTGACTACAATTCTATCTTAGATAAAAACTACGTAGATATTTTAGAGCGCAGTAGCGTTAAATCAATTGACAAAAATATTTCTGAGTTTGTTTATAACTTTCTAAGTAAAAATAGCTTGATATAAAGAAATAAAAGTTAGGCTCATAGCCTAACTTTTACTTTTACATGATTTTTTTCAATGCTCTAGCGTACTTTAGTACTTTTCCCGCAACTTCTAAATCAGTCAATGCTCCAATCTCTAACAACGCAACTCCAGTCAAAACTTGCTGAGCCGTTACCAGCTGTCCTGTTGGAAGCTCTAGTCTGTCGTAGTGCATTTTAAAGTGCTCCCATTGTTCTGATGGGCTCAGTTCCCTTCCTTTTGTCATTCTCATGAGTCGTTTACACTCAGGAGGAATGGTTTTCCCCTTATCCCATTCTTTGACCGTTCTCACAGTTTTCAAACAAAGTTTAGCAGCTTGTTCGACGGATAAACCACATTCAAATTCACGAAAAATATAGTTTTTAGTCATTTCGTGATACTTCATTGAATAGTCCCTCAAAAGAGAGACATTTTATAGGACTGGCATATGCAATCGCATTCAACATAAGCAGATATAATGCGCACTGATATAGAGGTTCCTGTGGACTTGCAATCACGACGGCTAATCCAGTGCAAGCCATTGAGATTCCTGATAATCCAAGCCCATTAAACTTTTTTGCAATTCCTTCCCATACTGCTTTTATCTGCTGATTGTCACTGCTTCAACCCAGCAATGGTACCTCAGGTTGAAGAAATGTTTGGAATGGCTATACCAAACCAAACCTTATCAACTATGTCGTGTATACGTCAGTGTAATAATTTATTTTTTCATGAAAATTTGAGGTGTAAAAACCGAACCTCATAACCAAAGGTTCGGCTTATTGAGCTGTTGTTTTATTTATGACTTCACAAACCAAGGTCTCTTTTCATATGGTCGCTTAGCGCTTCGGATGTTCGTACGTTTTGCTTTCTTGAGTACCGATGCCTTAACTCACCACCAAACAACACACGAAATACTCTAGTATAAAAATTTATGGTTTGTACAACTAACTTAGAAAAACTTATTTCTGGCAAGGATAATTGTTTCGTATTTTGTTTTATTACTTTCAT